TTCCAAATGTTTGTTTGGTCTTTATAAAGTTCCCACATATCAGCAGCCTTAAACTCTAACGGGCTTCCTTCGTGTACTTTGTTAATGTCAAACTCCTTCTTGGGGTCTTGGTCAACCATAATGACCAAACCACCACCACCAAACAGACGAGCCCAAACAACAGCCTGCTTGATTTCATCAATAATACGATGTTCTTCTACAAAACGAAGTAATTTCGTTTTTTCTTTGTCTTCTAATTCATTTGTTTGAATATCAAACCCAGAACGGAAAGCATCATCAACAGGTTGCTCACAAAGAGTTTGAACCAAACCATACTCAGCATACGCTTCTGACAAAACAGAACGATAATTTGAAATCAAGTTCCAACGAGTATTTAAGAAAATGGTATCTAACCGAGAATTTTGTGGTGCAAATGGATTACCACCCAACCCCCAAGTCTGAATAGCACCAGCAAAATCAGCCAAACTATTCTTTACATCTTTACCGTTTTTCTTTTCTGTATTTCCTTTTACCATTTTCTACCTCAAATAAAAATAGAACTCAATCCTGTCGCACCAAACGCTATATCAACCGCATCAAAAATGTTATCACAAATGTCATCGTGTTTTGCTGATAGGTCAGCTTTAAATGCAGCAGTTTCAGCTAGCAATATATTACTTATATCATATTTCTCATTGAAAGGCAAATAGACCCACCCATTTGCAATATATGGGACAGCAGTCATACACCTAGAGAACTTATCCATACTGACCCATTGGCCTTTTTCATCCTTGTGTCTATTACGCATAATTGGAATAATTGGTATGGGGTCTGTCTTCTTAATTTCCTGTATAACACCGATACCAGACGATTTATCTTCAATATAAAACCCATAGGGAGCCACACAATCGGTTCGTGATTGACATTTTTTCCAAAACAATTTCACTTGTTCTCTTAATTCTTGAGCATCAAACTTTCCACGAACCATATCTATAAGGTGTAACCTATTATCAAATGTTTTCCCCCAAAGACACATAACAGTAAAGTCGTTCCCTTCTCCCTTCTTTTGGGCTGTATCAGCTGTTATATAAGATAACTGATAATCATAATGTTCTGTCGGATTATAAAATTTAAACCACTCTGTCTTAATAACAGAACCACCTATAACAATAGGTTCTTGCTGATATTGTCCATAATAAACAAATGGAGATAGCTTTTTGAGCTTTAACAGGTCTTCTTTTGAGAATTTCTCTGGCCACAAGGCTTCGCCCTTTTCTTCGTCTAAAGCGGGTATTTTAACAATATCCCAGTCATCAGACTCATTTTCCATAATATAACCAGATAAATCCTCTATGGCCAACCTCTGCATAATGCAAATCATAGGGCTTCTTGCTTGATTATTGGCCCGTGACTTTAATGTATTCAAATAATAGTCAATAGTATTCTGCATTTCGGCCTGTGATTTAACATTAGATGCTTTCAAAGGGTCATCAACCAAGCAACATCCACCATAAACGTCACCAGAAATACCATAACCGAACCCAGTAAGCGAACCACCCAACGGAGCAGCACGGAAACCACCACCCTGTTCTGTCGCCCAATAATCAGCACCAGTCTTTGCTTTATTTAGTTTAATTCCAGAAAAGGCCTTAAAAGCAGGACTTTCAACGATTTCACGAATGTCTTTTGAAAAGTTACTAACCAAATCATCAGAATATGATGTATAAATGCAGTTGCTTTGAGGGTTAATCAAGTACGACCAAGCGCAAAAATACTTCATAATTGACGATTTTCCAAACCGTGGAGCTATGTTAATCAATAAATTACGCTTTTTATTCCGGCCAAAGACAATATCTTCAAGTTTATGTATAATCAATAGATGAAAAGGCTTAAAAATGAACTCATTGTGGTACATATACCAATGAAAGAAGCGAATAAACTGCTCAAAACTGGAACCAAGTATCTGATGAGCCAAAACTGGCTGTTCCATAAACTTATTTATGACTTCTTCGTTCATCATACTTCTTGATATTCCACTTCTAACGGTTTAGGATTACCTCTAAGCATATCATTTAGCTCTTTTAGCTTGTTCTGGTCAATTTCAATGGCGTGTGTAACCGTTTGTTCAACCTTGGTCTTATTGCCATACAATGTCGGGAAAAGGCGTTCTACGAGCCATTTTATGTTATTTGTGATACTTGCATAGGTAGAACTATCAATTTTGTTCTTTTCAAGCTGATGGCTAAGGGTTTCAAGACGAGCTACCTGACTTTCTGCATAAACTTCACGAGCATCATCTAGCTCTTTTTGCCAAGCAGGGTTATTTTTACACTCTTTAAAGAACTCATCGGGCAAAACACGCTTATTTATACAAGCCTGAAATGGAGAAACACCACTTTTAATCTCTTTTATGATGCGAAGGAACGCTTTTTCATCCATTTCCTCTACTTTGAATGATATTGGGTCGCCCGATTCGTCATAACGTCGTTCTACACCCTTAGAATTGACCTCATCAACCATTCTGTGCTTGATTTCTCTCTCTTCAGCCTCTTTTTTAGTCATTGTACCACTCGGATTTTCAAAAGTAGGCACTTCAGCAGGCATTTCAGGCTCTGGATGCAAGCATTTGTTCTGAGCAATAGCGTTTTTCCCATCTTTTTTCAATCTATACAAACGCATTTTTTCTTTTACAGACAAATTCCCATCTTTTCTCTTTTTTTTGTCTAAACGGTCAATTTCAGACTGGGTTACCTCGTTTTGGACAACCTTAGGTGTGAAATTCTTTATTTCAATACGCATATTTTCCCCTTTCTCTATGCTATCATACAATAAAAAATGGGAAATGTCAAATACCCAGTTGACAAGCCATTAAAAATGTGGTATAACATAATTGTCGCAGAAAATATTAACCTTTGGGGTATAGTAAATACTATATTCTGCGGCAATTCCCCGAAAGGGGCTATACCCCACCTATTTTGGAGCCGCAGAAATGATAGAACAACCAAGTTATTATTCAATAATTCCTGCTGAAGTCAGATATGATAAACGACTATCTGCAAATACAAAACTTTTGTATGCAGAAATATCATCTCTTACAAGAAAAACAGGAGAATGTTTCGCAACAACTTCATATTTTTCCGAACTTTACGGAATGTGTAAATCGTCAATTCAAAAAATGTTGAGCCAATTAGAAAAATATGGATATATTTCAAGAAGAATAGAATACAAAAAAGGGACAAAAGAAATAGAAAAAAGGTATATTAAATTATTACCATACCCTAGTGTAAAAAATTACACTACCCCTAGTGTAAAAAATTACACAGATAATAATACAAGTGATTTAGATAATACTAAAATATTTAATAATACAAGAAATAATAATAACCCCCATACCCCCTTAAAGGGTGTTCCTGAGTTATCAAATATAGTTTATATTTTTAGTAAAATCGTTAGGTATCACACAGGAAGAGAACCAGACACATCTCGTTGGTTATCTTCTATATCTCGTTGGCTTAAACGTAGTGGAATACATCCAAATAGGGCCTTGAGTGTTTTGTCTTCATATTACAATTTCATTGACGATAATGAATATATGCCGAAAGTGAGAGATTTGAAAGAATTGTATGATAAATTTAACCGGCTTGAGGATTATTTTACAGATATGGGAGAAATTTAATGAAAAGAAGTAAAAAAATTAGAAAAAAATGTAATTTTGATGAAATTATGATTAAAAACATAGTTGAAGAACTAGATATATTGGGAATAAATTACAATTTAGAATTTTGTGATAAAGAGCATACATTTGTTATTCATTGTTGGTTAGAAGAAGATTTTAAATGTAATTTGTTCGCAATTACCAGACGGTGGGTTCCATTTGGGTTTTCAAAAGGTATTTCTGGTTTTGGTTTGCTATCTTTATATGATTTTTTATTAAACAAAGAGATACCGCCTCTATGGAAACAAACAACTTATCAAGAAAAAATAGAGGAACTTGTTAATTGTCTTATTTCTGTGAGAGATGAACGGAATTTTGACATTATTGATGGAACATTAAAAGATTTTACTTGACTTTTCATTACTTTTATGATAATGTTATTGAGTAAAGATGGGTATTTTACTACAAAGGAGCACAAATGATTTACAAATTTACAATTACATTCAAGGCGTCGGCTGGTATGGAGCCTGTCACAACGATTATGTATGTGGTAGAAGCGGCCAAGCGTAAGATTGAAAAAAGGTTGCGTGATGGTATTGCTATGGAATCCACAGACGATATTGCCTTTATTTCGCAATTACAGAACGGTTGTGTCGTAAATCGTATTGATGGAACGCCTGCCGAAGCGGAAGGTATGACCATCAATGAGGTTATAGAGCAGGATGTAGAAGAAGCGAATCGCAAATACTACCTGATTGGACAATTATCAGCAATTAACACCACCAATGTTGCAGACATTCAGATTGAGGCACAACAATGAAAGAAAAACAAACAATGATGATTTTAAAAGTTTTTTCAGCCGAAGACATACACGATATGTCATCAGCAGAGCTTGCTTCAAAGCTCAACCAGTTAGAGGAAGCCAACGCTATT